ACCATAAAGTTAGCACCACCTCTAAGAGTTTTCTGGTGAATAACGTTAGATAATTTCTGGATTTTAGTTCCTAATGTTTGGAACCATTGTCCTTGGCTGTTAAAGAAACCTAAGTCTGATTGTGCTATTGCACCACCAGCACCTGTAATAGCTTGGTTGTTAACTGCAGACCATACTTCAGTACCAGCAGAAGCATTTTCCATTAACATATCTAAGATCTCAAGATCGATTTCTAATGAAATGTATTCACTTAAGATAGATGTTAATTCAGCTTCAGCATCTAAAGCGTGGTAAGCGTTCAAGTCTTGTGCGAACTCAGGAGTCCATACAGCTTTTAACTTACGAGTTTTAGCTACGATAGCAGATGATTTCATCTGTACGTTAATTTCTGGAATAGTGATAGCAGCAGCTTTTGGAGACAATCCATCATTTCCATCTTCAAAGTCTCCTCTAAATTGGTCAGTTGGTTGTAAAGCATACTCTACATTTAAAGTTGGGTCACCTACAACAGAAGCTGAAGTAGCAACAAAGATAGTACCATTATCAGAAGCATTTCTTACTGAAAATGCTGATAATTGCACATCTGTAGAACCATTTTTCAATTGGAAAGCTCTGATTCCTTCGTAATCACCATTTACTAATTGTGTATCAAGAACTGAGACTGTAACGTAATCAGCAACTGAAGCTGAATAAACTGCATCATATCCTAAATCAGACCATGTAGCATCAGCTACGCTATAAGAAGCATCTGATTTAGTTACATTGTTGATTGAGTATCCGAAACGACCAGCTCCGTAAAGACCACCTGAAGTGTCATTTGAAGCAAATCCTTCACCTGTACCGTATAATGATCCATTAGCAGCTTGTCCTGCTCTAGCAGACCCATATTGGAAATCTAGATAAAATACAAGACCTGAAGGTAGGTTCATTGGTTGTACTGATACGAATTCTTGAGCGGCAATCTGTCCGAATACTTTACGTACTAACGGAAGAGCTACACCAGCCCATTGCTCACCTTGTCCAACAGAAAAGTTACCAGTTGATCCAGCACCTCCACCTGTTTGTGAACTTTCTACTACAAGTTGTTTAGCTTGATTTTCAAGAATCATTCCCATGTTACTTTTAGGAGATCCTTTTAATCCTTCTAACAAACCTGTTTTTTCCCATTTTGACGCTAAGCGTGCGGCATCACTCTGTACAGAGTGGTATGGATTTGCACTTTCTAATAAAGTTTGTAAACTCATTTTTTTAAGTTTTAATAGGGTTAAAATTAATTTTCTTTAATAATTCCAGCTAACCTTTGCATACGTACAAATGCAGCGTTTTCAACGATTGGCTGTTTTTTAGCTTCTGTTATTGTTCCAGTTGCTTTTGATGCACTACCTTGTGGTCTTACATTTACTACTGTTTTTGAAACTAAACCTTCGTTTAATGTTTCAAAAATAACTTTTGCTTCTTTTACTGTTTCGGCTTTATCAAAAGCTTTCAACACTTTAACTTTCTTATCTTCTGATAAGTTTTTAGCTTTGAAGATTTTATTAGTATAAAGTAATTTAGCGTTTAATAAGTTAACTTCATTAAGTTCCTTTTTAAGTTCCTCAATTTCAGCTAATGCAGACAAAACTTGACTTTCATCTACTTCTTCTTCTTTTTCGCTTACTACTACTTCTTCTACTTCTTCTTCTTTTTCCATCATAGGCTCTACTTCGTCTTCGATTTCGATATCCATTTCATCTTCTAATCCAGCTTCTTCGCCTTCTTCTTCTGATTCTACTTCTTCTCCAGCTTCTAACTCACCAGCTTCTACCATGTCCTTAATTACATCCTCGATAAAAGATTTAAGATCATCTTCAGTCATGTCTTCTAAATCAACTTCTTCTTCTTCCATTTCACCTTCAGCTTCTTCGTCTTCGATTTCTACATCTTCAACTTCTTCTTCTTCAGTTACTTCTTCAGTTTCTTCAATTTCTTCAGATTCTTTAACTTCTTCTTTTTCTTTACTTCCTTCGAGTTCTGCAAGTAACTCGTCAAGATTGATTTCTTCAATCTCTTCTTTTTTAGCTTCTTCTACTTCTTCAGTTTCATTTACTTCTTCTACTTCTTCTAGTTCTTCTACTTCGTTAGTAATAGTTTCGTCGATGTCTTCATCGTCTCTATCCATTTCTTCCAATTTAGCAGATAACATAGATTTTAAGTGAGGTGTAAATGCTTCTTCTAAAGCAGATTTAGCGTTTGCTATTGCGGTTTCTTTAACCGATTTAGCATCAGCAATTGCTTCTTTGAGCAAATCTCTGTTGTTTGACATAATCGCAAAATTTAAATTTGTGAAATACGGTTATTAGGAACCGTAATAGGGATTAATTTGTTT